CATCGAGCGGTTGCTTTGGATTTCTTCATCAAAGCTGACCGGAGGCCCCGGCTGCTGCACCAATTGCAGCACCGAATCGTAAACCGCGCCCGGTTCCCACCGGATGTTCTGCGCGTTAATCGAGCCGCCTTGCGTCGAGAGAACGGGCCGGTTGGCGATCGACATGAAATCCAGCTTCTCGTTCCAGGTCTTGCAGGCGCTCGCCTCATACATCTGCACCAGCTCACATACCCCGCGACTGGAGTAAAACCCGCCATCGGTCAACTCGTACGGAATCAAAGTGAGCGGCACCTCCTTATGCTCGTAAGGCAGCCCGAAATCACCCCGGGCCGGTTCATCGGGCTGCAACGGGCTAAAGGTCTTGAGTTGAATCTGCCCGTCGCTCTCCCGGATATAAACCTCCCATAAAACAATCAGATCCTTGAGCCGCGAATAGGAGAGCCCCTCTGCCGTGTACCGATTGCGCTCGTATTTCTTGTCCGGTTTGCCCTCGCCCGTAATCGAGTCGATGTAAGTCTCGTCCGTGTTAAAGCCCTTGGCCTCGGCATCGCGCATGTATTCTTCACGCGAATACTGCATCACGTGAACCACCCGGTCCGCCTTTTGAAAATCAAAGGTCGCCCAGGGCGGCATGATGATGAAATAAGGATGAATCGACGCAAAGGCCAACTTGCCAGCCGCCACGTCCCAGTAGGTCTTGATTATCCCCATGCCGTTCTGCAAACAGCTATCGATCCCACAGATCGCCTGCTCGGAAAAGTTCGATATCTCCCGGACCTTGTAATCAAACCATTGCGCCACCGAGTCGGTGTAACTGTCGCCCTGCTCCTCCAGAGAGTAGAACGCCGCCAGGAGCTCCGGGCCAAATATCCAGACCACATAGTAGGGCTTAAGCTTGCCAATAATCGTGTCAGCTACCGGCACATGCACATTAGCCGCTCCCGGCCACGGCCGATTAGCTCGGGCAACTCCCTGGCCGCGCATCCTAGCCCAGAGAATCTGGCGTTTCTCCCACCTCTGACGATCCTGCAGATCGTTGTTAATCTCCTCGTAAAGCTCTGAGTTATCCTCGGGCATCCATCCTCAACCTGTTACCGTGTCCCCAATGCGGATAATCAAGCGAGCACTGCCCCGCGGGGTGCCGGTGACTTCGCACTTGAACACGCCGAAAGGTAACTCTTGGATCGGCATAAGCACCAGATCACCGGCGACCGTCAAGGGCGTTGCCGCCGATATCCCAGCCGTACTGGCCACCGGCAAGTTGATCGTGCCCAAGAAACCGGGATTAAACGCGGGACGCACGACTGTCGTTGCTATTGCCATTATTTCCACGCTCCTTTGGTTATATCGACCCGTTTACCCTTGTTTGGTCCCGCGGTTTGCTGCAGATAAATGTCGCCTGACGCATCGATATACATCTGAGTTTTTACCGTTTCGCCAGCACCAACCCAACCGACATACCTAGCGCTTAAGCCAACCCGTTGACCGCTGCCCGTATAATCGCCTACCATCAAATAACTGCCCTCGCTCGGCGGCACGGCATTCGGATCGTCAAGGGCTCCCAATAACTTGACCTGCCCAAGAATTCCGATCCCGTCACTCGGCAATGAGCCAGACGTACGATTCTTTAAGTTCGGCCCGTAAGCGCTTGCACTTGGACCCAGATTGATATGGCTGTTGTCAGGCCAACTAATGATCCAACCGCGTTTGCCTGAAGCCAGGCTCGCCAGCGCAATATTGGCTGGACAACTAAAATTGTTGGTCACCAATTGCTGGAACGTATCCGTGACCGCACCGCTCTCGGTTGTCTTGCGCAGCGGGCCGGGCACCGAGCATTCAACCGAAAGATTCAAGTAACACTCAGGATTCCAAAACACTTGCCAAGCCCACGGCAAAAACTTGATCGTTGCCCCGCTCGATAATAATCCACTCGGCAGATCGTAAAAATCGTCTATTGCCTCGGTCAACTTACTGGCCAGCGTCAACTTATCTGGCACAAATACGCCGCTGAAATTGCTCTCAGGCATCGAGGCGTTAGTTTTGGGTTAAAGTCACAATGGTGCTCGCCGTGTCGGCATTGGCGGTCAGCACCGAGTTGCGGGTTATCTTGCGAAAAATAATCGAGTCGTTGAGCGCCAAAACCACGTTGTTCACGTCACCGACTGTCGCCGGCTTAGTCGGATCAAAGCTAAGCCACGCTTTACCCGGCCCCGTATTTTTCACGTATATCTCAGCGCCGTCCTGGTTGCTCAAGTTGACCGTGCACAAATCGTTTGCGGCCAACGTAAGCGTCCGATGCATCCGAACCGTGACTGTCTGAGGCATACCCTTATTGGGCGATCGAGCTTCCCATTACGCCTCGAGCGTGGAAAGTGCACCAGATCGCGCTGTAATTGGGCACCACCGGCGATGAGCCAACCTGCAAGCTCGGCCACTGCGCAATAATCTGGTTCCCAGTCCCCCATGAGTAAGTGGGCGTTCCAGCGGTCACCAGGTCCGCGCTGCGGGTCCCAAACACCAGGGTAAAAAGACTGTCGATCGTCGCCGTACCCAAAATCGCCGTACCGGGAGCCGGCGCGGCTTGTACTTCTGGTGCTTGTTGTTGTCCTTCTCCGTTGCTCATACTTTTATGACAATGGTTGATGGCGCTACCGGCCGCGCCGTGATTTGAATATCCATAATCGTCTGCGCCTGCGGATCCCCAAGCCCGGAGAGTTGCCAGTTCACTTGCCAGCGGTCCGCGTACATCCGAATAAAACGCGGCGGCGTTGCTGCATCGGTCAGCTCCGGACTAAAAGCATACGTATTGTCCAACAAATCCCGAAGCGTGCTATCCCAGGTCAGTTCCTGCGGTGGGGGTTGTCCATTACTCATCCGCATTATGGAATAACAAATGCTCGCCGCTTGTGCAAGCCCTTTTAAAACCAGCCCGGTGTCACGTTGGTCCGTTCATGCACCAGCTCGATGTAGGCCGGGTTAAGCTCGACCAGGACCGCCCGCCGCCCGAGCTCGAGCGCAACCTGGCCCGTCGTACCGCTCCCGGCGAAGGGATCCAGAACGGTATCGCCAGGCTTTGAGCCGGCCAGGATGCACAGCTTGGGGATCTCCTCGGGGAACGTCGCAAAATGCGCCTCGGCGTAAGGCTGCGTGGCAATTGTCCAGACGGAGCGTTTGTTCTTGTATTCAGGCCCATAGCGTGCTATGCGACATATCTTGTAGCACAGATCGCTTAGGTTGATTCGTTCCCTTTCGTTCTCCGTTAGGTTGAAATGCCTGCTCCCTGATCGCCTCCGCATCGTAAAAATAGCGCTCCTGCTTCGCCAACAGATAAATCATTTCGTGCGCCTTGGTCGGCCGATCGGTCACCGATTCCGGCATCGGGTTGGGCTTGTGCCACACAATCTCGCTGCGCAGATACCAGCCATCAGCCTGCAGCGCCATAGCAAGGCGGGCGGGCATCATGCAGAGGTCTTTGGGCTTGAGGCCGGGAACGTTTCGTGATCCCATGTCGTAGGATCCACGATTGGTCGCTTGCTTATAGCCCATTTTATCCTCGGGTTTCCTTTGGCCTGGCTGCGAATTGTAACAATCCCCGAGATTGATCCAGCATGTCCCGTCAAGGCGCAGCACCCGCCAGACCTGCCTAAACACGGCAACCATCTTGGCGATGTACTCTTGGGGCGTGGCTTCCAGCCCAAGCTGGCTATCGATCCGGCGAGCACCGCATGAACAATGATAACGGGCCTTTGCTGCTTCCTTCTGGTGAGTGGTCGTCCCGACCAGTGTAGAAGCTGCCGAGTTTTGCCGCTCCAAGGTTTCATCATCCTGACGGTGCTCGCACCATACAGACCCACCTTCCCACTCCGCCGTGCCGTAATCGCGTAACCCCCAGTACGGCGGACTCGTCACGCAACATTGCACGCTCCCAGCCTCCAGGGTCGGCAGAATGTCGCGGCAATCGCCACAATGGATTTCTAATCGCCTGTCAATTAGTTCCAAGGTCTGGCCGCCTCTTCAGCCCATGTCGTAAAACCAAGCGCAATTATATCGACTGCAACCCATTTTCCATCGGCATCTCTCAACCATTGGTAGCGCCACATAATGTGTGCCCAAGGATTATCGGGATCGAGCGCATGGTCAAATTTGGTCATTTTCTTAATCGCCTGTCCATGAACCCATGTCATCGAGCTGCCGTTCCAAAGCGCGGTCGCGCAATTTGCTCCGTTCAAAGCCATCGTAAGCTTCATCCAACTTTTCCCACGGATCCTGTTTGCGCCCCACGTACGCCGCAAAGTTCATCACCCCATGATTGAAAGCACCAATGACTGCGTCAGCCCGATCCGGCGATTTAACGCCACGCGCCGCCATGTCGTCTTTCTTCTCGATTCCCAACCGGCCACGGGCATCCAATGTGCTCTTGCGACTGGTCAACTGGCTCACCAGGGTCGGATCATTGAGCAAAACCAGCTCGCCGCGTGAAACCCGCTGGGCGAAACTGTGCCAGACCTCCGCCCCTCGGGAAACGTAATGATCCTCATCCGTCGGTTTGCCGCCGAAACTGAACCGGTTGATCGGCCAACCGGCATCCCGAAGCATATCGCACATCGGTAGCCCGAGGCCGCCTGAATCACCCCAAATTTGTTCGGCTCGTAAACCCGCTTTTCTGAATTCCAACAGAAATCTACCCACAATCGATATCGCGTTGGTGTCATGCCAGCCAATCAAATCAAGCAATTTATTCCCTGTCCGGATCGCCAGCACGTTCTCATCCCGGCCTTGAGCAAAATCACAAAATGCCGCGTACTCGTGCCGGCTAATCCGGGCCCCGGGCGGATTGGCGATCATCTTGCGCAAAGGCTCGAAAGGCACAATAAAGCTTTCACCCTCAGCCAGATCCATGAACTCGCCATAAATACTGGAGCGGACCAGCGGATGATTTTCGCCGTAGGTCTCCACCATGTCACGGATCTTTTCTTGAGCGATATGCGGGCAATCTTTCAAACTGATCTCGAAAACCAGATGATTCTGGCGGTTCAGGCTAAAACAATCGAAGAACGTGCCAGAACGCAGACCAGGGGAACTGATTAGAAGCAATACGTTGTAACCACATCTATCAAGTCCTGCGAAGATATCAGCCGGAACCGATTTAGCCTCATCCACGATCATGAGCAGCGGTGAGTTCTTCGTACCGTGATGGCCCTCAACTCGAGCAGGTTCATCCGTTGTAAAGGCCACAAGCTGACCACCTTGCGGTGTACGGATCTCGCGCTGCAAAAATGTCCAATGTTTAAGGTGCGGGTCGCGGTAACTGAACAGCGCGCGCATTAATTGAGAGTCAAGTTGACGCGAATCCGCCGACATTAGAACAACTTTAGCGCGCGGATAACGATCCAACCAACGGCAGATGGCGGTGGGAATAACGATCGAGCTTTTGCCCGAGCCATTTGGCGTTCGAACCGCAATACGCACACGTTCATACTGTGAGCCTTGGTCGACCGCCTCAGCTATTTCCGCTTGCCAACGATACAAGGTGCGATTCAGAACCGTAGTCGCAAAAAGTTGCGGAGAATCGCGAAGACCTTTGGCTAATTTCATTTTTCCTTTAATTGTGATCCTAAGGACTTTGACCCTAGGACCACATTTTTGGCTTTGCTGAGCTGCGCTGTGCTGAGCTCGGCTTGGCTGGGCTTAGCTACGCTGTGCTTTGCTAAGCTCGGCTGAGCTCCGCTCGGCTCCGCTCGGCTTAGCTGGGCTTCGCTAGGCTCAGCTTCGCTACGCTAGGCTTTGCTGGGCTCTGCTAAGATATTTCACTCGGCCGCCTTGCGCAGTTCGGCGATGAGATCCTTCTGATCATCGGATAAGCCATACTTATCCAGCGCATCGGCTGCGCGGGTGCATAACGCTTTGCAATCCCTTAACTGCTGCTCTCGATTCACCAGCTGATCAGCGACCAAATCGAACGCCTTCTCTAGCTCTTCGACATTTTCAAACGTTCTTTTTAGCCGCTCGACAATCAATGTTTCTTCTTTTGTCATTGTGCCGCCTTTCGCAGCTTTCAGTCTCCCATTCCCAATGGATCAGGGTTTCCACAGTAGGTGCAGCGCATCCCGCCATCATAAAACATTCCGCAGGTTTGACATTCCTCATAGCCTTCGGATTCCAAGATCGCCTGCGCTTCAGTATCTCGGCAATCCGGGCAAACCCGGGGCCAGCCTGACCATTTACGACTGCAACAAATGCAACGCTCATCCACAATCGGTGTCATTCGGCCGCCTTTCGCAGTATTACATGTCATCTTTCTTATGTGATGACGTGTCATCACCGTTCCCATTCCCCGACGCCGGTCGGTAGTTCTGGAACATTGATGACACGTCATCACGGATCGGCTTGGCTTCTTGCTCGATTTGCTTGGCTTCAGCCCCGCTGATATTAATCGATAAGTTGTTCTGGGTGTAGCTGTTATTAAAGGATAATTGGATCTCGGGGCGAGCGAATCTTTCAGGATATCTGCGCTCCAAAAACCATGCAATTCTGACCCAGTCGCGCTGCTTTCCATCGCGAATCTTCAGGATGTATTTCTGCAGCCTTGCAGCCTCTGCTTTCTTTATAGCCGCGAAAAATTGAGCGTAAGGCGACTTTGGATCTGCAGATTTCCCAAATTCTCGAGCTTTGTGGATTGTTCTGACATTAATGTCACAGAGGAGGGAAGTTTCTTCGTCATTTAAACCATCGAAGAAACACTCGGCAACTCTCTTAATTAGAGCTGGAGTAAAGACGGTTGGTCTTCCTGCTGGCATAAGATTACTTGAAATAATTCTTTACTTTATTCAAGTTGGGTCGTATAAGAAGGTATGAACAAAACCAATACATCTTTTTGGTATGATGGTGCTCTAATCACATTATCTGACCGGGGCTTTAACTCTAACGCTGGGGAATACGAATGGCCGGTTTTAGCCGATGGGGAATATCTGATGCGGATTAGCGCGCCTAGCCTAAGAACGGCTAAGGCACGGGTAAAACGCTGGATGGACCGGGAAACAGATTGGAGACTGCGCCAACCATGACGCACGGAGGCAAACGCCAAGGCGCGGGTTGGCCAACAGGCATAAGATTCCTTGAAATATCTCTTTAGTTTATTCAAGTTAAGTCGTAATAGAATGGTATGAACAAAATCGACCTCTTTAGCTTAGACCTCGTTATAATCATCCTGGCAGGAATCCTCTTTATTGGGGCTTGTGCCACACCCTGGATCTTGGCTGTGAGCCTTCATACGATCAACTAAATGGCGTACGGGAGCGGAACAAAATCCTTTTTCGAATATGGAACCCCAAATTGACCTCGACGCTGAGATTCGGCGATTCAACGCAATCGTCAAAGCAATGTTTGACAACGCCGACACCCAACTAAATGGACTTAAGGCAGTGGCCCTTGATTGCACTGAAGCGATTAAAACTTTCAAAGCCAAGATTTCATGACGCATGGGGGCGCACGCAAAGGGGCGGGTCGGCCAAGGAAGGCTGACTCGCGGATATTGGTTAATTTCACTTTCTCTCCCCAGACGGTGCATCTTTTGCGGACACAGGTTAGTGCGCGGCAACGATCGATGTTTGTGGAAGCTGCTATTCTGGCTGCATTGCGTTGTATTAGAGTCTGACAAATCGGTGGTCCGGTTATCGGACTAAGGTAAAGTACGATAAATGCTGTTTTTTTTTACTTTAGTAAAAAAACATTTATCGGACTTAGTCCTATAACTACCAAAAAGACTTATCGGACTTTATCGGACTAATGTGGCTATTTTTGTACAATTTCCCATTCTTCGGTAGTTGAGCTTTTGGAAATGAGGCCGGCTTTCTCGGCTTTTTTGAGCAGGACAAAGAAAGTGCTGCGGGTCATGCCGATTTCCTGGCGGGCCCGTTTTTCGAAGGCATTGGTGAGCAAGAACCGGCTATCCAGGATTCCAACGAGATCCTCGGGCTTATACCTTGGCTCACGGCCGCGCGGTTTTTTGAGCTCTTGGGGATCGAGGTCGCCTCTGGGGACAAAGAGTGGGTAATGCCACTCCAGGACGAAGTCGGCGAGCGGGCAATGGTTGCGCAGGATGGATTCGACGGTGAAACAGTTATCGGTTTCGTGTTTGGTCATAGCCAGGAGGGTATCGGGATCGCGTTGGAAGACGCCTGAGCCGCTGGCCCGGTCGATGGCGTCTTTGTCCGATTGGTTGCCTTTGGTGAAATGGTGGCCGAAGGCGTTAGCGCCGTGGGTGCGCTGGATTAGGTCTTCGAGTTGATCCATCATGACGTTGATATCGCCGGCGCTATTCTCGCTTCGTCCCCCGAGCATTTTATAAATCGGATCGGAAATAACCAGCGGGCAAGGGAAACGATCTAGCAGGCTTTCGAGGTACTTTAGGAAGGCTTCCCAGCGCATGAGTTCATGCAGTTTAGCGCCGCGCAGGTGGATGACATGGAAAGTGGAGGGAATGGGAAGCTTGCGCGCCTCGGCGACCTCGACCAGGCGCTGTTCAAAGAAAGGCTTTGAAAGCTCCATATTGAGATAGACTACGTGGGTCTGGCAAGTCTGGTGCCCCCACCAGGCGGCACCATTTGAGATCGAGAGCCCCATGTCAATGAGGGACCAGGTTTTAAAGCTTTTGGATCCGCCGGCCAGCTCGAGTTTTTCGGTCAGGGATAAGATACCGGTAACGATCGGGTCTGGGAGGACTATGTTTAAGCGGCTGATGGTATGGCCGTCGATGACCGGAGGGAAGCTGTATGGTTCGTGGCCGTTGGAATCTGGGAGAGAGAGGCCGACGAACCTTTCTGGGTTTTGGGTAAAAGCAGGCATTAGATAAAAACTCATTTGGGGATCAGGGAAAGAAAGTGGCCGCCTGAATTGACCCATTCGGCGACCCGGTAAAGGTGGCCGGCGACTTTGCCTTCGCCGACATAATCGGGGGCTGATTCGGAGTGTTTGGTTTTATTGGGGGCCAGGCGGATGTCGCCGCGGTTAAATCGGTAGACCGGCTCATTCTTCTGGCGCCCGATTGCGTAGGCTTTGAGCATGCGGATATAGTGCTCGAAGATTTCCACTTCGCCCTGCCAGCTTGAGAATCCGTACCGGTATTCTTCAAACACATTAATGATCCCAGGCACGCCGCCGCAGGCTTCCAGTTGGCTTTGCTCACGCAGAACGGTAACGACGCTGGCGAAGTCATGTTCTCCGAGTTCCCGGTAGGCCAGGTCGATGGCAGCCAGGATATGGCGCAGGTGGGGTTGGGTGAGGTGGACACTTGGATCGAGCTCGCGGTAGACGACTGCGATCCGCTCCGGGTTGTAAAAGCACAAGCTGACCAGGGCTTGTTCGAATTCCGGGGCGAAGATGAAAGTCTCCATATAGCCTCCGTGCGAGTAGCTTCCTCTCTCTCAAGCCCATGTTCAAAGTTAGTCCGTAATAGTCAATCGTTTTAAACGGCCGCTAGAACGTTTTTGCTTTGGGGTTGGCTCCTTTACCCGTTCCAGGGGCTAAAACGCGCCCAGAATCGATCCTAGCGCGTTTTAAGGGGTGGTTGGCGGATACGGTTGAGGAGGCGGTTTTAAGTTCATGGGACGTCCTTATAGGTTGAATGACTCAAAATATGCTGCACGGCGTTGGGGCTCAGATTGAACAGTTTACTCAAGAAAGAGCGGGTGAACCCCTGGCGGCGCATTTCGCGTAAGCGTTGCACCTGGGAGGGCTGCAATTTGCGTCGGCACTGGGGGCGAGGTCTCATGGTCATGGGTCACTAGTGAGCTGAGAAGTATAACGATAAGGCAACCGAACGCCGCCCCGAGCACAAGCGCCACACTGCAACCTTCGCCGTCGCCTTCGCTCTTATATTCAGGATCGCTCATCGTCATAGGGAAATCGGTTCCTGTTGCCACATCCGCCAGTGGGTCCAGAGCCAATTCTTGGTTGCCCGGATCCCGACGTCGGCCGAGCTCCAGATCTGTATTTCGGTTCAGGCGCGCAAGAACTTTTCCCGCATTTCGATCTGGTCGGGTGAAAGCTTGGCGTTGTCCATTTTCATCTCGCCCAGCAGCGCGCGGCCGTCCCGGTAAATCCGGAAATCGGGCATGCCCTTACGATTGGTCGTTTTACGGTCGGTCCGGGACCAGTCAAATGTCAGCTTGCCGGCTTCCTCCTGGAGCATAAGCCAGGCGACCAGTGTGTTCTGTTCATCGCGCTCGAGGCGGCGCCAATGCTTGGCGAGCGCCTCCTCCGGCAGCCAGCCAGCTTTATCGTACTGGGCGCGGGCGGCCGGGTCCATTAGGCGCAGGATGTTTTCTGGGATGATCACTGCTTGGGTTTGCTGCGCTGTGCTTGGCTATGCTCCGCTTGGCTTGGCTCCGCTTGGCTCGGCTGGGCTAAGCTAGGCTCCCGCTATGCTGCGCTAGGCTTGGCTGTGCTCGGCTTCGCTGGGCTCGGCTAGGGCTTGGCTTGGCTCGGCTTCGCTAAAGTGTTCTATGCTCTCGCGCCTCGATTTCCGCTTTAAGAGTTTTTCCATCTCTTGAAACCGGCGCATCGCCGCCAGCTTCGTTGAAAGTTCGCGCATTATATTTTCATGCCGTCTTTTCTCTAGTTGCGATAGTCCATCCAGACGCGTGTTAAGCAACAGCGTCAATTTGCCTTCCAGGTTGCGTTCCGCCCTTGCAACCGCCAGTTTAGCGTACCAGTAATGATCACGCGGATCGGCAACTTCAAAGGCGCCAGTCTGCGAGAACCCTTCTCCATCCAGATAGATCCCCCGCGTATAGAGCGCCTGCCTGATATCGGAAATCAGCCACGAAAACGCCTGCGAATTGCGGCTTAATCCCAACACCTCCTCAAACACCTCGGCCTTGATCAAGGTTCCGGGCTCCAACGGTCCGCCAACGAGCTTGGCCACCGCACGTTCGATTTTGTTGTTTCGATTTTCTTCCATAAAAATGCTGTGCTATGCTTTGCTTTGCTTGGCTAGGCTTCGCTGTGCTAAGCTTCGCTGTGCTACGCTATGCTGGGCTTAGCTAGGCTCCGCTAAGCTAAGCTATGCTAGGCTGAGCTCGGCTACGCTCGGCTTTACTGCGCTACGCTAAATTTCTATTTAATCACCTCCACGCTAAAGAGTCCGTGCCGGGGCCGCCACGCCCCAACTCCAACCAGTCGACCAGCCGCCACCCAATAATCGAGTAAACGTTCCTTGGTTACGCCCGAAAATTCACAGAGTAGCTCGACAGCCCAGGATTCAAAAATCGGCCGCGCCACTAAAATGCTCGTCCGCGAGCCGGGGATCTTGCCCATGCGCAACGAGACAAAGCGCTTGTCATTATAGAGCTCATCGAGCGACTTGGGTCCGTCGTAAATGATCTTGGCCGCTCCCGCGTCCAATTCTTTCCCCACAAAACCCTTAACCAGTACCTGGCTTTTAACGATGTTGGATTCCTTGTATTTGGCCGCGCCGTTCTCGCAGCATTTTAGAAGGTTATCGACCGGCAGATACATGCCGATTACGTCATCGTAATAGGCCGATGACTCGAACTGGAGTCGCGCCAGGAGCTCGTGATCCTCATCGGTTTTCTTCCGTTTCTGGCTGATTGCCTTGATTTTCCGAGCTTGCTCGTCGAAGGGGTTGGCACCTTCGCCCCGACACAACAGTAAGGGCCTGGTTCCGGTGAGCCGTAATTTGAGTTGTTCTAGTAATGGGATCATTTCGTTTCCTTTAGGTTTGGGTTGGCTAGGCTAGGCTACGCTAAGCTTGGCTGCGCTATGCTATGCTTCGCTGGGCTTCGCTTCGCTAGGCTCTGCTAGGCTTGGCTTCGCTAAGCTCGGCTCCGCTATGCTAAGCTGTGCTAGGCTAGGCTTTGCTCTACTCGGCTTGGCTTCGCTTCGCTGAGCTAGGCTTCGCTAAGATCATTGGATTAAGGTTGCTAGTTGCGGCTCACCCTTGACCCGCTTGAGGCTGGCTTTTTTCTGTTTTAATTCGATCAACCCATTGAGAATCTGATTGAACTTTTCTTTCGCCTGGGCCTTTGGCAATTTGAGTTCGCGCGCCAACGCCGATTCAATTTTGCCAATCCCGTAAGACGCAGCATTTTTGATCTGTTCCTCGCTGAGATATTCACCTAATCGAAGCTTGGCCTTATCCCAATCGATCACCTCGCGCTCAGTGCTTCCGGGCACCATTGCATAGTTCGGCAGGTTATAAGCCGGATCGGCGGTCAACTGCGCGGCGTAATACTCCCGAATCGAATCAAGATGCCCTTGGAGCAACTCGACCTCATCGAGCAGCTTCGCTCCTCGGGCACCGTCCGGCAACGCCGAGACCTGGGTTTTGGCTACCGGTACGATCAGGTTCTTGACCGCCTGGCAGATATTGATTGCCGGACAATACCGGCAAGCCTCCGGGCTCGGGGAGAGCGGCGCAAGCGGGTCCTGGATAACTTTGAGCGTGTCCAGGACCTCATTGTAAGCCTTGGCCAGCGCTGGGTAATCATAGGTGGCTTCGCTGACCCCGAAAGGCCCACTAATGACCTGGACGATCACCTTGCGCACTGTGCGCGGCAGGTGCAGCCCGACCAGCACGGCCAACATTTTCATCTGACTGTTTTGCTCGGCCGGGTCCGGCTCAGCCCACCCGGTCTTGAAATCTTGCACCAGCGCTACGGTCGACGTCCAGAGACAACGATCGAATCGACCGGAAGCCACTTTCTTGCCGGCGAGCGTAAGCCAGAGTCGTTTTTCCTCGAGGCGCTGGACCGTTTCCTCGCCGAAGATACGTAGGCTTTGCTCACTGGCGCGTTCCTGGAGGAAATCAGCAGTGACCTGATCATCTGGAGAGAGCCGAATCTCGTTACCGTCCTCGTCTGGGATGCCGGCCAGCCAGGCGTGAATCAATTGGCCGCGTTCGGCTGCTGGCGACCTCTCATGCGCGGCTTGGCCGAGTCGTTTAGCTTCCTGCTCAAGTTGCCATGAGCCGGCACATAGCTCGTATCTGGGCCAGCTCGAGGCGCTGGGCAAATCTAGCCGTTGGTCCATTGGCCCTCCCTCTTGGCTTTCTCGCACCGCTCCAGCCAGCGCACCTGCTCGATATAGAGTTGGGTCTTTTGCTTGTGCCAGACAGTCGTCGAGACAAAGAGCCATAGAGTCCAGAGCCCGAGCGCCAAGGTCCAAATGATTAGTAAAAGTTCCATGGCTTTAAAAGGGAATATCGTCTGGTTCGGGTTCAAGATCCGGATCCTTGACGCCTAAGGTCTTAGCAATCGCCGCCTGGCTTTTCTTAATCTCTTGCTCGGTAAAATTCTGGCGTGGTCCTTGCGCGAGAGGCCCTACCTGCTTCGGCCGATGGAAAAAAGCCACCTTGTTAACCTCTTTGCCCTCTAGTGCTCCCGCCTGCGCAATCTCAATTTTGAGCCGGCACTTGCCTTTAGCGCCGATCAGCTTGCCCCAGTCGGGCTCTTCACCTACAGCCGGCGTACGGTTGATTGCCAGCAAGAATTCGGCAATCCCATCCCGGTCCTCACCGTTCTTATCAATCCCTGACCACGGATTCGCAAAGACCGGCACGCCCTGCGGCTGGATAGTTAATTTCACCGCCAGGATCCATTTGTCGTTCTTGAAGTAGGGAGCGTCGGCCCCGGTTACCACAAAACTGTAATCACCCTTCGGCAACGGCCCGAAAGCGCGGGCCTCCGGTGCACCTCTGTATTTGTATGATGAGTTCATCGGTCGTAAAAGCTAGTAATTCCCTGCTCTAAAGCTTCCCAGGTGAATGGAATCGGGTTATCGAGATCGAACCGGTTCTTTGCCTCGATCCCGGTGGTTGGCCCGGTCCACATAAGCCGGTCACCGGTAACGATCCCACGCCCCTTGCGGGCTTTCTGGGTCTCCTTGGCCACCGATACATCCAGATTAGCAAAACAAATCAGATCCACCATCTGGCGGATAATCTCCGCGCTCTTGTCGTGGATCTTGATCTTGTGCAGATCGTAGGCCGCCGAGAGCATCGGGTCATTGACGGTTTTGAGGTGACTGTGGGCGAGCAGGAGCACATTAAAGCGCTCGCTCATCTCGCTCAGCTTGGTTAAAAGGCCGGTCCAGATTTCGCGGGCCCGGACATATCCTTTGCCATAGCCGCCGCCGAAATCCTCGATCGATTTAACCTTGCCTTCGGCGCATACCCGTTGCCAGATCAAGACTTCGGTCGCATCCAAGGTGTCAAGCACCACGGTCTGGTAGTCGTGCTCCTCGCGATCCAGGGCGTCAATCTGAGCGTAAAGCTGGGAAAAGTCCTTTGGGATGGGCAACTTCGGGACCGTGATCTGATCGAGGCCTCGCTCAACTTGGATGAAAACAGGGTTTGGCGCGCTCGCCCCAAAGGTCGATTTACCAATGCCTGGCGGCCCGTAGATAACGCCGAAGACCGGCCGGCGCCGTTTCCGGGTGGTGATCTGGGCCAGAATACCGGTCTTGCGCGGTTTAGCGGCTTCCTGCGCCGCCCGCTCGGCAAATGGGTTGACCTCTGGCGGCGCTTCCAGCGTAGTGGTTTGGTTGTCGTTATTCATTTGGCGATCAGGAAAAGTGTAACGGTCCCCCCTTTTTCACGGCGCCAGGTGTACCGGCACATCCGATATTGGCCGCGGAACAGGGACCAGAAGTTAGCACTAGGTGAGGTTCGGTTAATTGGTTCCATATTATTCCATACTATCGGATCGTACGGAGTCAAGTTTAGTTTTATAAATTTAAACTGACCACCGCGAGATAACGCCGGACCAGCCACGTGATGTAGCTTGACCGCGTACGGCCTTCTGATGCCGCTTGCCGGTCAATTCGCTCTTTCCAGCCGATCGGCACGGTAACCGAAATGCTTTTGGTCTTTCGTTTTTTCATTTAATAGCCGTATATTAGGGAATACTATTTTGCTCTATGACTAAGAAGCTGCCCAAATATCACGCCGGCCAGGTGCGCCGGACGGTGAGCCTGTCGATATCGGTCCCCCTCGAGCTGGAGGCACCGCTAAACCAGGCGGCCGCCCACCGCGGCATGAACCGGAGCCAGTTCGTTGTCTGGCTGGCCACCAATTACCTCTACCTGCAGCGCGGCCAACTCCCTCCGGAACCGCTCCCGGCCGAACTACCGCCATTGCCCAAAGCACCGCCACGTATCCGGCGTAAGGCATCATAGCCCTTGTTGCTCCCACCAAGCTTGAAAAACCTTGCGCTTGAATCGCCAGTGCCCATGTTTGCCCATGTCCTGAAAGGCGCCGGGAATGATCCCGATCCTGGCGTACTTGCGTACCGTGCGCGGTTGTTTACGGATAATGATAGCCACTTCTTCGACCGTGAGCGGCTGCTGGCTTTTACTGAATGGAGAAAGAAGCGCTTCTGGCATAATCGGTAAAGCCGGTTTTCTCGGCCTGCGAGAGCATCTTTGCACGGACGGTTTAGGATTTTTCTCTGCGAACAGTTTTGCCCTGGAACTGCGAACACTTTTGTCGTCGGAAAAGAAATCTTGACGGGTTTTAGGAATGTGCCTTTGGAGATCTATTGAAAGGCGTCGTACAGACACGGAAGCAGCAGCGCGAGAGAGATTGACCAAGCAAGGATCCCCTCAAAATACCTTTGCATGATTCTTTTCTCAGGAGTGATGAGTTTGAGACGCAATCCTGCTTCGTTTGCCCAGCTTTGAGCGATGTGAATAACTGCCGCAATTAGGTCTTCTGGATATCGTGGCTTGTGTTTCCGATCGAAAAGAACAGTGCCTCTGCCGTACAATCGGCTGAAAGCTAATGCTTCCGCTTCTGGAAAGCGTTCGCGAATCCGTTCACGAAGCCACGTATCCATCAGTAAGGCGAAAAAGTGTAAGTAATTCAGGGATATCCCCTATCCGGATCTAAGGTGTGAATAACCTTTTCTTACGAATTCGAAAAA